CATGTCGGGGTCGGGCGTGACCTCGCAGTCGTTCGCAACGTCCCACGTGACGTTAGAGAACTGGACGTAATACCCGTGGCCCATGGAAGCGGACTGGACGCTAGGCGCCTTTACCTCGATGTATTTCACTATCTCGGTACGGTCTGCCGCTTTCGCATCGTCTGCGTACTCTAGGCAAAGGTACTCGATGGCCTTCTTGGAGAACACCCAGCGTTGGCCGTTCCAAATCGCCAAAGCACCGTCGATGTAGCGCGCCTTGTGCTCTTGCAGGATTAGGCGTGCGAGCTTGTTAGGAATCAGAGCGCCCTTGCTCGTGCGGAACGACAGGCCGCTGGACGCACCGCCAAAGGCACCAATGGATGGCGCATCGTCCTTATACGTCCCCTCGCCGTCGTGGCCGGGGCCGTGCTTGCACGCCTGCCGCACGATGCGGTCAATGTCGCGTTGTGAAAGGGCCTTTTCGCAGTGGTCGCGGTTGGCCTTCTCCACCATCGCCTGAATCACATCGTCACGCTCGCCGCGCGTGCGCAATGAGCAGCCGTAGCGGTACAGCGTATCGTCGCGCTCCCCCATCTTGATGACCTCGGGGAGCTCGAAACCGTCTGTCTGCGGCTTGTCCTCGTCCGTTCCACCGTTGCGCTGGACGTGATCGAGGAAGTCGTACACGTTCGCGTCTGCCACGGCAATGGGCACGTCGGCGGGGTCTGCCCACCACTCGTAGCGCTCGCCGTTGGGATGGATAGATGGCGGCAACACGATGTAGGAGCCATCGCAACGCACGTCCACGCCCAACGTCGCGTTGACGCTTGGCCTGATGTTCGTGCGGTCGGTGCGGAACAAGAGATGCCGTCCACCGCTGCCCGTTATGGCTTCCGCAGTCTCAGGCAGCTCGCCATGCACGCGCTCCCACTCCTTAAGCGTGGCGCGCCCGTCCTTGCCTTTCGACACGTCCAAGTCCAGCACCAAAAGGCCGTGCGATGGCGTGCCGCAGACACCGCCGATGTTGTGGTCTGGATGCTTCAGCCAATAGTCGCGCGCGCTGTACGGGTCATTGAACCAGTCGTTCATGCCGTTGACCATCGCCGGCTTCTTCGTGCGCGGATGGATGGGGAAGATTCCAAAGCCATGCTCGCAGTACCACACGGCAGCGCGGCCCAGCTCGCTCAGCCCTTCCATCTCTTCCTCGGTCATTGCATCACCTCCAAACCCAACAGCTCGCAGATTCTTTGCGCGGACTTGCGCGGATGGACGAACTCAAAGCGGCATCCGTGCTCGAGCTCCAGCGTTTTCATGGTTCGTGCCAGGGTGGCGCCAGACATGGGTTTGCGGCGAAACTTTGCGCAGCGCGTGGGTTGCGTTGGGTCGCATCGCCCGTTACGACGATGTTCGCAGCGCTTGCATGCGTCGTTTACCCATCCCACCACGTCTGGGAGTCCCTTGTAAGGCGCGCCCACCTCGATGAGGATGACCAGACGGTACCCAGCATCGCGCGCGCGGTCTAGCTCCTTGACGAATCGTTTGTGATCGCGCCCCACGTCCATTGCCACCTCGGAAATGGAGCGCTTGGTGTCTACGAGGACGTTGGACGTGCCATCGGCGCGCTCGTAATCGCCAGTAAGAAGCGCACGACGCTCTACGCGAATGCCGTGCGCTTCAAACCAAAGGCGCTTACGTTCGTGCTTGCCGACTTTCTGCCGCGTGTCCTCTAGAATGTGCGGCGCACACATGGCTTAGTCGAAGGGAATCTCGCCGTTGTAGACGGGAAGCGAGCTGGACGGCTTTGCGCCGCTTGGCTTGTTTCCCGCAAGCGTCTTGCGCGGGCGCGGCTTCACCTTGCCATCACGGACACGCTGGGCGTCCACCACCTGACAGGCATTCAGGCGAACGCCCGTCTCGCCGTCGCGGCGCTCGTACTCCTCTTCCTGGAGGTTGATGCCGATGAGCCTGTTCACGAACATGTCCACGCGTCCAGCGTCCCACGCGGCGAACGGGTCAAAGCCGGGGTTGCTCGCCGCGATGGCTTCCAGCCTGCCCTTGAGCATGCCCAGCGCGGTGTCCTTGTAGGACATAAAGAAGTGGTGGGCGTACGGGTGCGACTTGCCCCACTCGTCACCGTAGTACCCAGCGTGCTCGCCCTCGGCAATGTCATACACGACCTCCACGTACTCACGCGACGGGTTGTCGTTCATGTCGATGATGTGGGCCACGTACGGCCCAGCGGGCAGCGGCGAATACTCGCCGTCGCTGGAGGACTGGACGTTGTTCCAATTGATGGACTTCATACTCCTAACCTTTCTGTGCGATTGTTCTTAGCTTGTTCTCAAACAGGCGGTCGCGCGGGTCAAAGCAATGGGCGTCTGACTGGACGTAGGCGCAATCGAAGGCGTCCCACGTCCTGTCCAGCGCCACGCTCTCATCGCAGCCGCCTGTTACGAGATTCTTCAAACGTTCGTTGCATGCCCACAGCATGCGCTCCACGGTGGCGTCACTCAGCATCTTGCGTCCTCGCAGTTGTCAACAATCAGGAAGTCAAATAACGTTTTTTGCGACGCAATGCGCTCAGCTTCGTGCATGTTTTTCACCGCAACATTGAAGTAGGACGGCTTTAGCTCAATGCCGACGAACTTGCGTCCCTTGCTCACGGCAACGTACCCCTCAGAGCCGATGCCAGCAAAAGGCGATAGCACCGTGTCATTCGGTGCGCTCCACATGTCGATGCCGCGCTCGATAACATCAAGCTGCAACGGGCAGATGTGGCGCTCGTCTTCATTCTCACGTGCGGACTTGTATTGAAGCGTCCTAGACGGGTTCACATCCATCCACACGGGCGATGCGTAGCGTTGCCACATTGGAATGGGGAACTCATCGTTGGTGTGCTTAACGGGTTTTTCATTGTCTCCGGGCTTGCGCATGGTCACAAGGTAATCGGGGATTCCTTGACGGCTCATGCACGAGTCCTTGTTCTTCTGCTTGTTGAGCAAGCCGAGCGCCTTAGTGCGCTGCATGGCCGTCACTGGGTCTTTCCAAATGACGACCTCAGAGTGATAGATGAATCCCGCCTTTTGAAACTCGCGGATAAGGTCACCGCGAAAGTCACGGATGCCGATATATCCGTCACGCTCTTTTGTAGTCGGTAAGTTCATGCAATGGAACGAAAGCAGCCGTCCATTAGCCGTCACGCGGTACAGCTCAGGGATAAGGTAGGCGAAGTGCTCAGCGAATTCATCATCGGTCTTGCAGTTGCCCATATCACGATCACTATTGCTGTAGGTGTAAAGGCTTGCGAAAGGCGGTGAGAAGATGGTGTATCCAACCGAGCCGTCTGGAATCTCGCGGATACGCTCAACGCAATCGCCTAGCAGCAAATCCCAGTTCTCACCATGCTCTGCGTCCGTCACGTAGGGCATAGAGTCACGTGCCGTCATGGACTCGTCCGTGCGAATCCTCATGCTTCTCCTTGTCATTTGCTCTTTCATTTCGTCGGATGCGTCACGCTTGGAAATGACGTTTGCGACGATTGCCGTCTCTTGGTCGCTCACCACCACGTCAACGCTTACGGGCTGCGTCTGTCCATATCGCCAGCAGCGGCGAACTGCTTGATAGAACTGTTCGTAACTATGGGAAAGGCCGCAAAAGGCCATTTGGTGACAGTTCTGCCAGTTCATGCCGAAGCCAGCGATGGACGGCTTGGTGACCAACACTCGAATAGTCCCGTCCGCGAAACCGAGCATGGACTTCTCTTTATGCTCGTCGGTGTCAGAGCCGCGAACCTCAACCGCATCAGGAATGGACGATGCCAGGTACTCGCTCTCTGCGTTAAGGTCGCACCATATGAGCCATTGCCCATCATCAGAGTTGACCTTTTGCGCTATCGCGTCACCCTTTACTTCAACCGTTGTTCTGCGTGCCTTTTGCTGGTCTGACAACGTGACGGCTTCAACGGCAAAAAGCCGTGAATCGTCAACCAGCGTAGGGGACTCCACCACGACTTGATGAATACTAAGCTCAGGCAGGTCGAAGCCGCCAGCGTCATATCCCAAGTCAGACGGCGATGTGACTGTCACGGCCCATTGGCTTACCCAATCCCAAAACACGTCTACCGCATGCCCCTTCAATCGCCACTTGGACGTGTTGCCGCCGTCGTGCGTAAAGAACGTTGCAAGCATTTCGGTACGGGTCATGATGGATACGAACTCTGCGTGATTGCCCAGCTCCATGTAATCGTTTGGCGATGGCGTTGCCGTACATGCCAGCTTGAATGGCACGTTCTCAAACATGCTTATGATCTGGTTGCGAATCTTGCCGCTGTAGCTCTTTAGGATTGAACTCTCATCAAGTACCACACCGTCAAAGCGCACGCCCTCAAAGGCATGCAGCATTTCATAGTTCGTGATGTTGATGCCGTCCACCAACTCAGAAGCGGCCCGACACCTATTCACCTCGATATCGAACTTTCGGCCCTCACGCACCGTCTGCGCGGACACGGCAAGCGGCGCGACAATCAGCACTTTCGCGTTATCGATGTGTTTGCATACCTGGTTTGCCCATTCGAGCTGTATGGCTGTTTTGCCCATGCCGCAATCAGCAAATACGCACGCTTTACCCTTGCGACATGCCCATGCCACAATATCGCGTTGAAATGGATAGAGCTTCTCGCTGATGATCTCCGGCTCGAAACCAACAGGCGAGACGATGGCGCGTTTTGCATTTAGAAAGTCATCGTAGCTTTGCATCGTTCTTATCACCCCATCCCAAGAAGTCGCGCAGCCCAGCGTCGATGATGGCTAGGTCGTTGGGCTGCTCCCCCTGGTCAAACGCGCCGCAGCTCTTCGATGGCGGTTTTCCGTCCACGATGAACTTGTACTCACCGCCGATGGACTCGGAAAGAATCACTACGTTGACCATGCCCAGCAGGTTGACCTTCTCATTGAGCAGCTTGCCCACGGTGGCGGGAACGATGTTGTTCTGGGCGTCCACGTCGGTGTGCATCATGAGGTAGACGATCACCTCGCCATCGAGGTCGTTGAGGAACTCCATGAAGCGGTAGACACGCCCTGCGATTTCCTTGTACACCTCGAATTGGTCGCGGTACTTCTCGTCTCCCCACGAACCGCGCATGTAGATGTCCGTGATGCAGTAGCCGAAATCGTCCACCACCACGATGGGATAGCGCTGTGCGTACTGCTGGACGATGGACGAAAGCTGGGCAAAGTCCTTCGTGCGCGCGAACTTCTTGCCGCCACGGAATGGAAGCATGGTCTTCTCGCACTCGATTAGGCCGTACTGGTCGTTGGGCAAATTGCGCAGCGAATAGGTCTTACCGGTTCCGCTCGGGCCGAGAATGAGGACGGGGACGGCCATGCTACTCACCACCTTCATTGCTTGTAATTGATAGATGAATCGGCAGGCCAGCGTCATCTATTGCGATGGCCATTACTTTTTGGAACTCGGACTTATCAGATGCTTTGCACATGTCCCAGAGCTTCTTGATGCAGTACGTGATATTGCGCCTGCGAATGATGATTGCCTTTTCAAGCTCTTCTGGATAACGCTCTGGGTCTATGTACTTGTGATTGCCGATACCAACTGCACCACGTCTACGCAGGGCGATTCTCGTGCTGTCATTGAACGCTTGCTGGACTTCCTGCATCTGGGAGGTCATTAGCCACTCACTTTGGAGTATCTCGCCATTGTGATCGCGCCTAGTGCTTGCCGTAGACCAGTTGCCGCTATCTCCGCGAGTTGGCGTTTCTTGTAGTGCTTCGAGGTACTGTTCGGCGTGCCAGTCCGCGCTTGAGGATTGGTCTGTGTCCAGGTAGTCGTTTACGCACGCATATCCGAACGAATCGTAATGCTGGAGAATCGTCCCTTTCCATTTGATGCAGTCGTGGGTGTGCTTCTCTCGTTTATGGCGATTGCATTCCCTAGACCAAATTGAGACGAGTGTTTCGCCCTCGCCATTTAAGATTTCGCTGATGTACTCGTCGTACTTGTCAGACTTTGCTAGCCATATTGCCGCTTGTTTGCGATATGCCGTTCCTTTGCCGAGGGCCCCTTCCCATCCCTTCTTGACGATCTTCACGTAAGTGGCGGCTTCAAGGGCTGCGTATCGTGCTCGGAGTTCGCCATACTCTTTTGCTTTTTTAAGCAGCTCGTCCTGCTCATCGAATTTATCTATGACGGTCTTTACGTCCTCCATGTGCATAACGTCAGCGAGCTTTTCTGCGTACGCATCGATAAGCGACGGTGTTGCGGGCAAATCCATAAGAGATGGTGCAGCCTTTACTATTGCTGCGTTGCTCACGCTACTCGCCCCCTTCCAGCAGCCCGCGCAGGCTCACGGGTAAACCGTTCCTTGCCATCGCGCCCGACACCTTCACGGGGTCAATCCTCGCCATCGTGCCAACGACGCCCGCTGGACGCTCCGGCTCTTGGTGCGTGACCAAGCTCATGCCGTCGAGGAGCTCGCCCGTCTCGTCAAACCAGTCGATGGCGAGTTGCTCGTAGTTGTCGCGCAGCCATTCCGTCGTGCGCTGGTTGATGTATTCCTCGAATTCCTTGCCGTGGCACGTCTCCCACAGCTCGTCAAAGTCGGTGCATTCGGGCACCGTGATTTCGCGCATCGGCGTGCCCTTGCCGAGCTTGACGGTGAACGTGCCCACGTCCTCGCCGTCCATGCGGACCTCGTACTGCTTGCCGTGGGTGGACTCGTAGCAGTCGATGAAGTGCTCGTCCACCTCGGGGCGCAGGAGCTTCAATTCCTCGTCCACCGCCTTTTTGAGC